TATCCCAAATGGATATATTGTCGGAGAGGTCGAAAGACCAACTGTAACCACTATCGGAGCATCAACAATGTTGATTTCTGATATAAGAGTTTCAACCTACTACGAACAAACAATCTAAGGAGTCAAAGTGCCTACCACAGTAATCACGGGCAGAGATGTTACCTTCACAATCGGTGGTAACACTTTCGATGCTCAAGCAACAAGCGCAATCCTAACTGGAACAACCAACCGCCAAACTTACGAAACTTTAGACGGCAAAGCCTATAAAGTTATTGACAATGATTTCACACTAGCTGTTGAAATGTTGGCAGACTGGGGAGTTTCAGGATCTCTATGTGAGATTCTATGGGGTGTAACAGAGACAGCACCAAACACAGGAATTAACACAGTATTTACAGCTGCATCTGGAGCAGTATTTACTTTCCAAGTGCTACCATCATGGCCATCAGCCGGTGGTGCAGGAAATGATGCACAGACTGTATCTTTAACATTCCAAGTTATTGGAGTGCCAGCAGAAAACTTCGCTTAATAATTAGAAACGGGAGCACTAATGAAGTTACCAATTACAATTGAATACACCTCAGGCGAGCAAGCAACTTATGTAGCCCAACCGCCTGAGTGGGCAAAATGGGAAAGAGATCGAGGCGTTACAATCAGCCAAGCCCAAGACAAAATGGGAATATCTGATTTAATGTTTTTGGCATATCACGCACATAAAAGAGAAGCTGCTGGAAAGCCAGTTAAATCTTTTGATGTCTGGAGCGAAACTGTTGCAGATGTAATAGTCGGTGATGCTTCCCCAAAAGCCACCCAGCAGGAAGCCTAAACAGGTTATTGGTGCAGTTGGCATTAGCCACACAAATACCAATGAGTGAATGGGTTGATGCAGACGACATATACACCGCTATAGAGATATTGGAGCAGAGGAATGGCAAATGAAACAATCGCCTATAACAAAAAAGATCTGCGCGATATTTACAAAGCGTTCAAACTTATGGATGAACAAGCAACAGATGAAGCACGCCGTCAATCTGCTGCTCTGGCGTATTTTGCATCTCAGGAAATTAAAGCAACAGCTGCAACTAGAACAAAATCTGGCAAGGTTGCGCAGAGAGTCGCAGATGGCGTTAGCATCTCTAAATCGAGCAAGATTGGTGAATTCAGTTACGGATTCGCACGCCAAAAGTTTTCAGGCGGTGCTACTACGCAAACCCTATGGGGTGGTGTTGAGTTTGGTTCAAATAAATTCAAACAGTTCCCTACATATTCTGGAAGGCAAGGTCGTGGATCTCGCGGATGGTTCATTTATCCAACCCTTCGCAGAATTCAGCCTGAATTGATAAACAAATGGGAACAAAGTTTTGATCGCATCATTAAGGAATGGGTCTAATGGCTACTGGTAATCGCACGCTTAAACTCTCTATCCTTGCCGATGTTGATGACTTAAAAAAGAAGTTAGGCGAAGCTGATAAAGTAGTTGAAACTAACTCAAGCAAGATTTCAGAGTTTGGAAAAAAGGCTGCTGCTGCTTTTGCGGTCGCTGCTGCTGCTGCCGTTGCCTATGCCGGCAAATTAGCTATTGATGGGGTCAAATCCGCTATTGAGGATGAGCAAGCACAGTTAAGGTTAGCTGCTGCATTAAGAGCTGCCACAGGAGCAACAGATGGCCAAATACAGGCAACTGAGGATTACATAAGCAAGACTTCATTAGCGGTTGGAATAGCAGATGACCAACTCAGACCAGCATTTCAGAGATTAGCTGTATCTACAAAAAACACAGCTGAGGCTCAAAAGTTATTAACCCTCGCTTTAGATATTAGCCAGGGTTCAGGTAAAGATTTAGAAACTGTTGTTAATGCATTAGGTCGTGCTCAAGATGGCAATACCACTTCACTTGGCAGATTAGGTGTTGGTTTATCAAAGGCTGAATTATCCACTTTGTCATTTACTGAAATTCAAACGAAGTTATCTGATTTATATGGTGGCGCAGCATCTCGTAATGCAGAAACTTTCCAAGGCAGAATTAATAGATTAAAAGTTGCATTTGATGAAGCAAAGGAAAGTGTTGGAACATTTTTATTGCCTATTATTGAAAGATTGATTGGTTACATATTTGAATATGGCACACCAATAGTTGATAAATTCAAAGCAGCATGGGATGTAATACGCTCTGCTATTGAAAGAAACAGAGAATCATTTGACGAATTTGGTCAAATCTTAACAACTGTCGTTTTCCCAATTGTGTCTAAGATATTTACATTTTTGTTAGATGTAGGTGCTAAAGCGGCATCAGCCATTATTGATGCATTTGGTAAAATTGTTGGTGCAATAACCCCAGTTTTGAATTTTATTATTGATGCAATTAACTTAGTCATTACAGGATTAAACCTTGTTCGTGGCGGATCAGATATTCAACAATTAAATAAAATTGGATCTAGTGGTGGATTTAGTGGCGGTGGCTTTGGTCAATTAAGTGGATTAGGAGCAGGCGCAGGAGCTGCTGGTGCTGGTGCTGCTGGTGGTGGTGGTGCTGGCGGTGGTGCTGGCGGTGGTGGTGGTGCTGGCGGTGGTGCACTTGGTGGAGTAGCTGGAGCAACTAGCCTCAAGGATTTGGCAGATAAATTATTAGATGTTCAAGATAAATTTACACAATTAACATTCCAAGTTGCAACAGGTGGCATTTCCCGAACAGCTGCTCAAAAACAATTTGATTCTTTAGAAGCTCAATTTAGGGTGCTTGAAAAACAAGGGAAAACACTTGCCAATAATCCAACTATTATAAACAACATTTCAATTAGCACTCCTGACCCAGAGGGCTCTGCTAGAGCTACTGCAAAAGTAATAAATGAAAGCGCAGCCCGATCAACAGGTAGTATTGATTTCTATTCTGTTAGACAAAAAGCCGGCTAATGTCAGACTTTACTCCTGATTGGAAATTAACTGTCGGTGGGGTCGATTACACTAACATCGCTATTTCAGATGTTCAGCATCAAGCAGGTCGATCTGATATTTACCAGCAATCACTACCATCCTATATTCAAGTTACTTTAGTTGCCTTAAATGGTCAAACTTTACCTTTTGATATTAATGACAGTTTAGATTTACAGGTCAAAGATAGTTCAGGATCTTATGTAAGCCTATTTGGTGGAGATCTTACTGATGTAACAGTTCAGGTCAGAAATACTGGAGCAGCAGCCACAGTCGTTGAATACACATTAATTGCAATGGGATCACTTGCAAAATTAGCCAAAGAAATTTGGGATGGCAACATTCCTCAGGATGAGGATGGTAACCAAATTTATGACATCCTTTCCAGCGTATTACTTGGAACTTGGAATGATGTGCCGTCAGCTACAACTTGGGCAACATATAATGCAACCGAAACTTGGGCTAATGCAGTTAATTTAGGACTTGGAGAAATAGATCAGCCGGGTCTATACACAATGCAACATCAGCCATCAACAACTGACACCATTTACAATATTGTTTCAGATATTGCTAAATCAGCATTTGGTTATATTTATGAGGAGAATAATGGAAATATTGGGTATGCCGATGCAGACCACAGACAAAACTATCTGCTTACAAATGGTTATGTTGAATTAGATGCTGGTCATTCTTTAGGTTCTGGCCTATCGACAGTTATGCGCTCAGGTGATGTTAGAAACGATGTTTATATTAATTATGGCAATAACTTTAATTCACAGGTTACAGCTAGTGATGCCGCTTCAATTGCCCTATATGGCTATAAAGCCGAAACGATCAATTCTAGGATTCATGGAACTGTTGATGCTCAGGCTATTGCTGATCGTTATATTGCCCAAAGAGCCTACCCACAGCCAGCATTCCAATCCATAACATTTCCAATAACTAACTCAGAAATTGATAATGCTGATCGTGATGATCTATTGGGCGTGTTTATGGGAATGCCTGTTGATATTAGAAATTTGCCAAGCCAAATATCAGGTGGCACATTTCAGGGATATGTTGAGGGCTGGTCATGGAGCACTCGGTTTAATGAGCTGTTTTTAACAATCAATGTTTCACCAACTGCATTTAGCCAAGTGGCGATGCGTTGGAATACCACGCCAATTACAGAGGCTTGGAACACAATAGACCCAAGTTTGACTTGGGAATACGCTACAATAGTCGCATGAGGATAGGATAAAATGGCAACCACTACCAATTATAGCTGGACTACTCCAGATGACACCGCGCTAGTCAAAGACGGCGCAGCTGCAATTAGATCACTTGGAACTGCAATTGACAGCACAGTATTTACAAATGCTGGCAACGCAATCGCTAAAACTATTGTTGATGCTAAAGGCGACATTATTGCAGCCACAGCAGCTGACACAGTTTCTAGATTAGCCGTTGGTCCTAATGGAACAGTTTTAACCGCAGCATCAGGTCAGGCAACAGGATTAGAATGGGCAACACCTGCAAGTGGTGGTATGACTTTAATTAGCACTACAGCTTTATCAGGTGCAAGTGTTACTCTAAGTTCGATTCCACAAACTTATAATAATTTATATATTGTTGTGAGAGATTTGATTTCAGCTAATGATAACCAAAATTTTAGAATTAGATTAAATGGCGATAGTGGTGCAAACAGATATTTAGCAAGAGATCCTTCTAATGCCAACGCAACTTCCACATTCTTAGAAACTGCTTTTACTCAAGTTGGTGCTAGTATAGACAATGCTGTTGCTGGTGGCATAATAACTGTCACTTTTTTTGATTATACCAATACCACTACGAGAAAAATGGGTTGGGCGCAATTTAATAATCCTGATTCTGCAACTAACACAAGCACTTATATAGGACAATTAAATTTAATATATAATCAAACTGCTGCAATTTCATCAATAACTTTTTTTATGGGATCTGGCAATATTACTTCAGGCACAGCCCTACTTTACGGAGTTAAATAATGACTAAATCTAAAATACAAATAAAAGAAGTTAATTGCGAAACTGGCGAGGAAATTGTTAGAGATGCCAACGCTGAGGAAATTGCTCAAATGGAATTAGATGCAGCCGAAGCAGCAGCAAGAAAAGCCGAAGCCGAAGCAAAGGAAACCTCACGCCAAGCAATTCTTGATCGCTTAGGTTTAACTGCTGATGAAGCAAAATTGTTACTTGGCTAATGAAGCCTTGGTTATCTAAAGCTGCTAAAACGCTACGCGACCAAATAAATGAAACATGGTTGGATCGTGATAAGCGCAGCGATGGGTGGATTTCTGATAGTAAACATGCACTTCGAAAATCGGATCACAATCCACGACCAGACACAGCCGAAGTTTGCGCGCTCGATATTGACGCTGGCCTTTCTAACGAGCAAGGGATTAGTCATGCTCTGGCAGATCAGCTTCGACTCACAGCAAAAAAAGATAAGCGTATTTCTTACATAATCCACGCTGGTAAAATATGTTCAGGTAAGTCGCTATGGCGTTGGGTCAAGTATCGCGGATTAAATCCCCATCATTCCCACATCCATATTTCTTTCAAGCCAAATCAAACAGGCGAAAAGTTCGACATCCCACTACTGAAAGGCAATTAATGAAACTATCTAAAAAACACAAAGCGGCAATTAAGTCATATTTGAGAGCTGTCGCAGCTAGTGGAATTACAGTTGCTTTAGCAATCGTGGCTGACATTCATCCAGCCTATGCAACTATGCTTGGTGCAATTGTTGCGCCTATTGCAAAGGCATTAGATCCAAAGTCCGGGAGCGAAGCAGATTATGGCCTTAGCGAAAAATGAGTCCAAACGAATTAGTCGCATTTGGCGTTGGCGTTTGCAGTATCGCGACCGCTTTATTGCTGGCTCTACGATGGGTTATTAAAAGTTTCTTAAGCGAACTCCGCCCGAATTCTGGCAGCTCGATCAAGGATGCAATTAATCGTATTGACGAAAGAAGTTCTCGACTAGAAACGCGTGTTGATGAACTGTTCTCTTTAATGAATAGGCGATAATTTTTGTCATGGCGAACACACGGAAACACACTAAACGAAAAAAAGTCAACCGGAGAGTAGTTCGCCAAACTCCTGAGCCTTTAAGTAAATTAGAGGTTTTTTATATTGCCAAACATGAAATGTTTAAAGCTGCACGCAAGGCTGGATTCAATGAGTCATGTGCGCTTTATCTCATGGATAATCCTGAGTCAATGCCTGATTGGATTGTAGGCGACAAAGGGATCATCCCAACTATTCCAACTCCCGATGAGGATGAAGATTAATTAAAGCTAACCGGAGATACCTCGTTACGCCAGATTTACAGATTCCGCTTCACCATCCAAAAGCCGTTGCCAACCTTATTAAAATGGCAAAGCATGAGAAATTTGATTATGTATTAAATGTCGGAGATGAAATGGATCTCGGCAGTCAATCGCGTTGGGCAAAAGGAACTAAATTAGAATTTGCTGAAACACTTGATGAGGAAAGAAAACTAGGCCAAGAGATTCTTTATGATCTAGGCACTACAGATATTGTTAGATCAAATCACACAGATAGAATTTATCAAACCTTGCTTAAAGGTGCGCCATCACTTATTGGATTGCCAGAATTAGACTATGCAAAATTTATGGATTTCGCTGGCTTAGGCATACGATTCCACAAAAGAGCTTATGAGTTCGAAAAGGGCTGGCATTTGGCTCATGGCGATGAAGGCAACATGTCTAAGCATGCTGGTATAACAGGCCTTAATTTGGCCAAGAAATGGCATTCTAGCGTGGTTTGTGGGCACTCGCATAGGCAGGGTGCAGTCCGACACCAAACTGGCTTAAACGGCCGTTATTCAACGATTTGGGGCATTGAGGCAGGACACCTTATGGACATGAGAAAAGCCTCGTATCTCAAATACAATTCAGCCGATTGGAACATGGGCTTTACAGTCCTAAGTTTTGGCAAGAAAGGCCATCAAGTAGAGCTGATACCCGTTAATCATGATGGATCATTTACCTACAATCGAAGGACTTATGGGGCGTGAAACCGATTATCGGGATAGGACGATTGATGACCATATCGATGATTTTGAGGATATCAGCGTTATCTAATCGTTATAAAACACGCCGTAAGCGACCTACCAAATAACCTTGATTTAATTCATACTA